CTCTTACGCGCCCACTCGGTCATCTTGTTGTAGTTCTGCTCACCACCAGCGATAGCGTAGGTACTGTCGATGACCTGCTGGGCAAGAGCTTCCTGCCCCTTGATGTAGGAATCGACCATAGCCTTAGGAATACCAGCACCCATGAGCTTCTGATAGGAGGCTTCAGAAAGCTGGCCCTGAGAAATGAACTCCGTCTCGAACTCGGTAATGTCCAGCCCGACACCCTTAAGGGTATTCTGGGCATCTGCCTGAGTCTTGGGAGCAGGAATCTGAACGTCGGAGGTCTGCTGACCCTGCTGATTCGGCTGACTGGGCTGAGCCTGAGGGGTCTGCTGAGGATTCGGCTGGGCGGGAGGCGCGGCAGGAGGAACCTGCTGACCCTGCTGATTCGGCTGACTGGGCTGAGCCTGAGGGGTCTGCTGAGGATTCGGCTGATTACTCATATCAGAGATGATAGAGCGACCAGCGTTGACATCCACGTTGGTGGAATTGACTTCCGTAGTATTAGGATTGGTGTTCATTCAAGGTTATCCTTAGTTGTCGATGATGGTCATACCGTTGATGGTGCGAACGCGACGAGGGGATTCAGGGGCGGTCTGTTCTTCAGAAGCAGGGACACCCGGATTAGAGAGAACGAGATTGGGAGCCTGAGCTTCGGGGGCGTCAGAGGCTTCAGTCTTCTTTTTACGAGCCATGAGAATTATCCTGTGAGCTGAGCAATCTGCTCAGGAGAAATGTTATTACCAACCTGACGAACGACTTCAGGAGCAACATTCCCAAGAAGTTCCTGCTGGGCGGCCTGCTGTTGCATCTGCATAGCGGCCTGCTGTTCCTGCTGAAGTTCTTCATCAGTCTTTATGAGTCCTTCCGTGGGAATACCCATAGAGGAGGCAAGTCTCTGGATGGCAGTACCTACATTGAGATACTGAGCACCAGCACCGCCTGTACCCTGAAGAACGAACTGAAGGAACTCGACGAGCTTTGCTTTATCGTTGCCTCGCCCCAGTGCCTCAAAACCAGTAACCACAGAAGGCTCTACGACACCCTTAGGGAGCGCAGGTAGCTTGTTGGCTTTGGTGAGATGAGCCATACGGGAGCGGATAAAGGGAAGCTGGAACTCCTGACTGACGAGAGTATAGACACCGCCAAGACCCGCTTCGAGTTCACGGGCGATGGTGCGAATTTCTTCAGCGGTAACACGTTCGCCGTCTCGACGAACACCGTCCATCATCAGGAATGAAGTCTTGAGAGTTACTTCGATTTCCTTCGCCTTCTGCGCGGCTACATTGATGTCCGTAGCCTTCTTCGTCTGAAGGAACTCGACATCCTCAACCCTACCTTCGATGAAATCACCGTTACGCGCTTCCGTGATTGCACGAGCCGAGGTGACACCATTGGGATTCACAAGGCCAATGGTATATGCGGCAATAGACGAACCTTCCGAGACAGCCTGATTCAGAGACTCAAGCGTGGTAAGGTCGCCAAGCTGGAGTTCGACAAAAGACCGCCCGTATGCTTCGCCTGCAACCGAATACATTCTCACAGGGAACCAAGGGCAGGAATCGACACGATAGGAACCTACAGAGCCTTCGACCACATAGCCCACGACTTCCTGATAGATGTTCCACATATCCCCTTCTCTGGTGAGATGGGTATAAATATCGGTCTCCTGTTCCTGAAGACGGGCTTTCTGTTCTTCATCACCTATGACTGACTGGCCTTCAGGGGCCTTGTTGGAACTGAGGGAAAGCACAAGCTCCTGCATAGGTTCACTGAGAAGAGCGATAGAAACTGTCTCCTTGGTGATGATTTCCACAGGATTGCCTGCGGAATCCCTGTCCACAACGAAACGAGACAGGGGGAAGAACCGAAGACCTTTTTCAGGGTCATCGTGATAGAGGCCGTTACCGCTGACGATGAGATGCTGATTGCCCTCAAAGACAACTGAACGGTCGCCCTTCTCTTCGATGTCGCCGAGAACAGTCTGTTCGATACGGGAGAGTTTCTTATCAATCTCGGTAAGAAAAGCCTTGTCGTACATTTCCTCTTCTTCTGCGAGAATCATGTTATTGACCCTGAGCCTGAAGCAAGGCTCGTTAGGGGGAAGCATGGTCATAAGCAGTTTTGAGGAAAGGTTAGTCACACCGTTGGCCCCTACGGACTGGTACAGAGACGGAAAGTCCTGCCCTTCGACGTTATCGTTCTCAGGGATGAGAGTAGGGATAGTGTAGCGAGAACACTTTTTGGCTCTCGTAAGATACGGTTCTCTGTTCTGAGCGAGACGGGTGTATCTCTTCTGTGCGGTCCCCTGCTTACGTTCTTCAGGAACGCTGTTAGTTGGGGATGTTGACTGAGGAACCACTCGTGCCACCTATGTTGAGGTTAATTTTGAGAGCCGCAGTACCAGTTTTCTTCTTGCTACGCTCCGTGGTGGACTGTGCGGTAGTGCTCACAGTAGGAGCTTCAGCAGTCTCTTCGGGTTCGGGGGCGGTAGCCTGAACGTAGGTCTTAGGAGGCTCGACAGTCTTAGGACTGGATGACTTACCCATAGAATCACATCCTTTGATTGAGATGAGGGGAGTCGAGCCTGTAGAGTTCGGTAGGACCGAAGGTGACGACTCCTGTTTTGAAATTTTTGACAGGAACAATGGAAGGGATGCTTCCAAGATGGACAGCCCCGATGCTTTTGGCGAACGCATTGGAGTGTCTGAACTGGCGAGGGGTGAGCATGAGGATACAATCGACAGTACGATTCTCGAAGATGAGGTCGAAGAACGCTTCGGCGTATTCCTTCATGTGGGCCTTGCTCTCTTCATTTCTGAAGAACGTGTAATGAAGCCTCACGGTTTTACCCTGCATGGAGTCAAAGATAGCCAGAGCTACAGGCTCACCAGTTTCCCAAGAGAATCCTGCATAGGTCCACCCTTCAGGATGGAGCAAGACCTCTTTGAACTTCTCGTAGGTGTCCACCATACCTGAACAGAACAAATACTTTTCCAACCCCTGCTGACGCAGACGGAGCCACAAAAGAGCCATGTGGTACTCCGTAAGCGTCTGTTCACAGGGGATGGAACATTTACATTCCAGCAAGGAAGTCAGGCGTTCGGCGGCTTTCACGGGAACGTGCCTTAGCTTCATTCTGAAGATTGTAGGCAGAGCGCAGGAGCACCACGAGATGACGCTGACCTGCGTAAAAGAAAATGTCCCGCTCCGAGTCGTTCAGAGAGGGACATTTTTCAGGGATGAGTTTTTCGAGAAGGTCGATAAGCTCTTTACTGACAGGAGCTTCAGTGATGTTCGCCATATTTGGTATCTCCCATGAAAACAAAGAACTGGTTCAGACTTGCCAGTTCGATATGAGACGTGCTTCCGTCTGGTTCGATGTAGGGGTTAGAATAGGCTCCTAAGCCTTCCTTGTACGGGCCAAGTTTGAAACCATCGACAAGAGCTTTGACATCATCGTCGATGTTTTTGAGTTGCTGTTCTCCAGTCCAGACGATGAGCTGAAGAGACGGTGCGGCCTTTCGCAGAGCTTTGAGGAACTCAACGACATCTTCAGGCGGCTGACAGAGTAGGTCTCCTCCCACAATCCACAGCTTATTCACGAGCATGGAATAGTCATACTGGAGGCGGTAGGCGTTCTCACGAATCCACCGTTGCCACTTCTTACCTACGCCGTACTTCTGAAGTTCAGGATTATGACAGCCCGGACAGTTCCGCGTACAGCCAGAGATGAAGACCTCAAGAGCCTTATGAGTGAAGTTCACCTCTACACCTGCGATGTGCATGGACACAGCTTACTCCTTGGGAAGGGTATCGCCCTGTTCGGTGTAGAAGACGCGAGTGGGCCAGTCGATGACCTGACGGGTCTTGTTCCAGTGTTTCGTGTTCGTCAGGAAGCCGACGACACGGGTGTATTCATCAGTGATAGCGCCTCCGCAGACAGGGCAGACACCATCGTGGACATTACCCTTAGCTGAGGCAGTAACGTGACCGTTCTCGCACTGACACAGAACGAGATTGATGGCGAAATACACCACACCGCTACGGCAGGCGAGTTTGATAATGCCTTCCATCGTTTCCTTATCACGGACAGGCTGTGCCACA